TCGGCATCGGATGTACTGATCCAGGCTTCCCTCTTGATGTTCAAGGTTGGGCATATAGTGATTACATTTGTGGAAGAACTTGTGTAGTTTCACAATGTATCTGTTCTGTCAATTGTGGATATTTTGGAGGGGTTCTTGAGACTGGCAGTGCTGGAAGTTCTTATAATAGAAATATTAGAGCTACTGGAGATAATAATTCTGGAATTACTTTTAAAGGTCATAGTGGTCATACTTGGATGAGAAATTGTGCTGGCTTTTGGACATTCCAAGGGGCCAATGATGGAGATGATTGGACAAGATCATTTCAATTCCAAATTGCAAATTCTAATGCTGGCGATAATAGTCAGTGGTTCCTAATGGGGCAAGCATGGTCTAATGTCGCAAATAGTACAACTAAAGGAATTAGAATTGTAAAAAAATCGAGTGGTAGTATGGTTGATGGTGATTTACTAGCAGGAACTATTTGTTCATCAGGCGACATCACAGCATATGCTTCTGATTGTCGCATGAAATGTAATGTACTCACCATTAATTGTGCAACAGAAAGAATCAAAAGAATTCGCGGTGTAGAGTTTGAATGGGATCGTAAATATATATGCGATTGTAATTTAGGCTTCACTCCATCTGAAGAAGGTACGACATTAGGATTTATTGCACAGGAGTTAGAGCCGATAGTACCCACTGCAGTTCGCGAAGCACCATTTGAAGGTTCGTTATGTAGAACTGTATCATGGGCAGAAAAATATAAAACAGTCAAGCCAGAGAAGATAATACCACTTTTGGTAGAAGCAACCAAAGAACAGCAGTGTACCATAGAAAAGCAGCAAAGGCAGATTGATATTTTAACGCAGAAGGTTGAGATGTTATTGGGGAGATGTGCATAATGCCTAAAGGAAAACTGGTTAATAGTGGATTAATCCAGCTGGGGCCCGATTATCCTAGTGGAATGACTGCTAGTACTTGTTGTCTGGTATATCAAGTGGGTTATCAAGGCGGTACTAGTTGTACTTGCGTACCTGAAGCTGGCCCTACTGGTCAGGTGATGGCTATTGATCCAGATGTTTGTTGTTCTAAATTGAGAGGTGATTACTTAACTGAATTTAGTCACTATACGTCAACATCTTTTAGTACAGTTACTGGTAATTACAAGGCATATGTTTTTAGACCACTTTTCTATCAGGCTCAACTTCATTACATTCAAACAATTTGGGCCCAAAATTTTACAAGATCAACAACCGCTGGATGGTGTACTCTTACTGGTTTGTGTGTTGCAATAGAAGATGGTGATATTTTGGGTATTTTCGATGAAGCTGGAACTGATCAGGTATTCCGCTGTGATTCTGCTCATCATGGCTGTAATGATATTTGTATGATGCTCTGTGAACCTCATACTACAACAGATCTAGCTTGTTTTGATCAATACAAAGTCTCTGCTTTAATCCGAAATGGTGGCCATACATACGGTCAGGATTTAACTTCGCAACAAAACCAATGTCTTAATGATAATTCTTCAAGGCGTATGCCAATGATAAAGGGAGTTACTCATACTAAGCCAAAATCTTTTTCTAAATCTATTAGTCTAACTTTTGGAGGAAGTAATCCTGATTCTATATCTGAATATTATCGCGGGGGATTGAATGTTCCAGATCATCGTCCAGATGTCTATAGGAATACAATACCAACATCAGGTACAGTTGATTTTTCAGATTATTATGGTACGCAGGAATTTTGTTTTAGGGAAGATTATGACTTACAATGTGTTTGGAAGGCGTTTTGTGAAAATTGGTGTGATGTATATTTGAAAGCAGGATCTGGGGCTACTTGGTATGGAGGTACACCAGTTCCAGCTGTAAATGCATACGGCGATACATTTTTATTTGATGGTATGGATAATGGGGCATATACCGGCAATCCTTTATGTGCAAATTGTATGGGTACAACTGCTGGAAATTTTAGATATCCTTCTGGAAATAATAGTAATGTATTTCCCTATGATTATGAATGGGGCCCCGGCCATTCAGATTACCAAGCCGGTACGCCACTCAGTCATATGGGAACTGGAACTGGAACATCAACTCATATGTGGCGCGAGGATAATTCCACAGACTCATTTTCCGATGGCGGTGGTAAGATGACTATTCTGTGGCGACCAACGAATACAAGTTGTTATCATGTAATACAGACTCATTATGGTACATTATATAATGGTGGTACTTTACATAATACAACCGTGCAGGCTTGTTGTTTTTCATCGATGGCTGCTTTAACGTCTTTTTATGATGCTCAGGGTTCTGAGTATGGTTTAAGATGGGATGAGGAAGATAGTAATGGAACTGCTTGTCATTATACTTACACTGCAGATGGTCATACACTTTGTTGGATTTGGTTCAAGGGTTGTACTACAGGAGTTACACTTAATGATGGAGCAAGACATCCAGCATCTTTGATTGTAAAGGTGCCATATGCAAACGCTATAGGTATTATTCATTATGGATTTTGGGGGCATGTCCTACAAGGTGATGGGGGTTTTATGGAAACTCAGGGCGGTGGGCCTGTTTCCACGGACAACAGTGGAGACTATTACGGCGGATTTTGCCCTGATGGACATTTGGTAGACGGCTGGTGTAGTAGTAGACCATGTGGCAGTCATTGTTTAAACCAATATAGTGGGCAAGAGACAACGGATGGTTATGACTTCATGCCACAAAGACCAGCTTATAAATGTGATCAAATAATACACAATAGTTTTACTGATTGGGGAACTAGATATTCTACTGCTTATCCTTCATGTCTTACTCCAGCTGTTAAAGTTATGACTGGCATATATTTTTCTCCACAATGGGATGATAAATGGAAAAAAACAACCTGTGATGATGCATCAGTTCGCGGTACGCAAGCAAGCGGTAGGCAGTCTGTCTGTAGAGGATGGTATAGTACTCGTAGGTGCGGGGGGATGGGTTATAATTTGGTACGGTCTTTAAGATTATTTTATGGTGGTGTGCACGAACCCAATAACGTAGAGAGTATAGAAACTGGACATATGCGTAATTTTGTTATAGTAGGTCAATATTATTCAATGGGTTGTGGTTCTACTTCTATTAAAAATGAGAATCATCATGATGCACATATGTTATGTACTGCAAAATCTGCTCTAGCACATGGATTTGGATAGATGATAACAATACCAGAATTTTATGCATATGGAATTACATGGAGTAATGTTGTTTGTGATATAAGTAAAGTAGAAAGAGAAGATGATGTAGCTGTTCTTTTTTTAGATTTTTATATAAATGAAGAAACCTTTAGGCAAAATAAAAAAGAGAATATATTTTATGGAATGCTTATGGATTACTTTGCAAGCGGTATAAATATAGGAGAAGAAATTAATTCAAATACATATGATTATGTTTTGGAACAAATGATTGAGGAAAATAATAACCCTTTGGCACCCGATGCTAAATATAGTAGACGTTGGGATCAAATTAGAGAATTTTATGATAATTGGAATTAAAAGGAGAATAAATCATGGCAGAACCGATTAGTTTAGAACACGATGAATTGACAGTAGTAAATACGCACGTTAGTTTAATTCAAAGAGCATACCGTAAAGTAGAATCGCAGCAATATGCATCGCGAGAATTAGAAAATGACTTTCGTGATTTCATTAATAATTTAGTAAGAGAGAAGGGTGGTGATGTCAACCTTCAATATAACCTAAATACAGATACAGGTACTTTGGAACCAGTTTCACCAGAACAAGCAGCTGCACAGCAAGCGGCACAAGAAAATGGTGCTGGTGTAATAGAACCAGAAGTAATACAAACAGAAAGTGAAGAGGTTGATGGTGATGAAAATGACGAATAGAGGTAATACATGGCCGTTCCAACTTCAAGGGCAACCTTAATAACTTATTGTAAGAGGCAACTTGGTGATGGTGTCATTGACATAAACATTAGTACTAATCAGGAAAGTGATATAGTTGATGACGCCTTGCAGTATTATCAAGATTATCACTATGATGCAACAGAAAGAACTTTTATTACTCAGCAAGTCAGTGCAGCTGATATAACCAATAAGTATCTTTCAATATCTGATTCTATACTTGGTATATCCAATGTATATCCTATTTCTGCATCATCAACAACGAATCTCTTTAATGTCAGATATCAGATAAGATTACAGGATATATTTGACTTAACCAATTTTGAAATGTTACACTATAATATGGTGCAGAAAAATCTTTCATTAATTGACGATTTGTTGGTTGGCAGACATCCTTATGAATATCAGCGTCATATGGATAGATTGTATATCTATATGGATTGGACAAATGACATTGATGCTGACGAATATGTTTTGATTGAATGTCATAGACTTATTGATCCAGAAACGTATACGCAAGTATATAATGACAGGTGGCTTAAGCAGTATACAACTTCACTGATGAAAAGACAGTGGGGTCAAAATTTGATGAAGTATGACGGTATGACATTGCCGGGTGGTCTAACCTATAACGGTTCAGCAATATACGACCAGGCAAGTACTGAAATTAGTGAGTTACAGACAGAAATGCAACTCTCTTATGAAGAATTTCCTATGTTTTTAACAGGGTAGGTCATGGCCACTAGTGCATATTTCAATCATGGTACATCAGTTGTAGAGCAAACATTACTCAATAATATGGTAGTGGAGTCTATCCAGATTATGGGGTTTGATGTGAACTATCTTCCAAGAACTAGAAACAATATTGATACACTTTTTGAAGATGCAGAGAGGAACTCTTTTACGACACAGCATACAATAGAAATGTATTTGGATGAAAATACTTTGGTTAGTGGTTTCGGTAATGCCGATACTGTTACTCGCTTTGGATTTGAAGTACCAGATACTGCACAGTTTACTGTTTCACAGTCGCGATTTACTGATGTTGTTACTGCAGCAGATGCAACAATATTACTTCCAAGAGAAGGTGATTTAGTCTATTTACCCATGTCAAAGCAGGTATATGAAATTATGTTTGTAGAGGACATGGTGCCATTTTTCCAGATAGGAAAAAATTATGTATATAGACTTGATTCACAATTATTCCAGTATGCTGATGAAGAATTAGACACTGGAATTGCGGATATAGATTCTGTAGAAACTACTTTATCTTATCACATAGATTTAACCATGAATGTTGGTGGAAGTGGAACATTTACAGTGGGTTCAACTGTTTATCAGGGTAGTACTCTTATAACATCAACTGCACGTGGTGAAGTTGTTTCATGGGATAGTTCCACAAGAATTTTGAGAGTTATGAATATAGATGGGTCGTTTACGGTGAGTACTGCAGTAACAGATGGTACAGTATCTTGGGTGTTATCCAGTTATGATGCAATGACAATGGCGGGAGATGGATTCTCGCAGAACTTAGAAATTGAAACAGATGCAGATTCTGGTATAGTTGATTTCTCTGAAACTAATCCGTTTGGGAACTTTTAATGCTAGGTAATACGTTTTATAATCAATCAATACGAAAAGTTCTTGTTGCCTTTGGTACTCTGTTCAATAATATCAATATTGAAAGAACCAGTGAGGCAGGATTAACTGAAGTAATAAAAGTACCTTTGTCTTATGTGGGCAGAGAAAGGTTTGTTGCTAAGTTAGCTCAAGCAATAACTGGTACGGAAGTCCAGACTACGTTACCGAGAATGTCTTTTGAATGGACTGATATTGTTTATGACCCCACTAGAAAACTTAATACAATGAGCAGAGTTGCATCAGTTTATTTGACTTTAAATCTCACTGCTGCCCCTACTGGTTCATTTACTACAGGTGAAAAAATAACTGGTGCGAGTAGTGGTACTACAGCATATGTTGTTGATGAGCCAACAACGACTTCAGTTGAAGTTAGAGATGCATCGGGTGCATTTACTGATACTGAAACTATTACAGGTGAATCATCCAGAGAAACTGCAGTAATTTCAACAACAACACAGAATCAAGGTCGTGTTAGTTATAGGTATCAAAGAGTACCTTATGACTTATCTTTCACTTTGGCAATTGCTTGTAGAACAACTGAAGATGGTTTAAAGGTAGTAGAGCAGATTCTACCATTTTTTACTCCAGAATTTACTGTTACGATAAAGGATGTTTTGACACATGACATGCCAGTTGTATTGGATGGTCTTGCACAAGAAGATACATGGGAAGGTGATTTGACAACTGATAGAAGATTTTTGGTATGGAGTTTGGCTTTTACTGCAAAAGCATATCTTTATGGCCCACCGAAAGATAGTAAGATTATCACCAAAACAATTACTCAAATCTATAACAGTAAGAATATGGATATAACAGACTTAACTATGGTCACAGGTGGTACAGGTACATTTAGTGTGGGTGAAAATGTATATCAGCAACAGGATGATAATTTGGATGTGTTGACGGCTGTAGGTGAAGTTGTTAATTGGAATAGTACTACCAGAGTTTTGCAGGTTACAGATGTTGGTAGTACAGATGGTACAGGATTTAAAATAGGTAGAAAAGTCATTGGTTCAAATACCAATGCTATTTGGACGCTGGATAGTCTTAATCAGGTATTTGAAGATACAACTACAACCAACTTAGGATTACCAACTGTTAGAATAACTAATGTACCAGACCCAACAACGGCTGATGCTAATGACGAATATGCTATTACCGAAACAATAACAGAGAGATGATATGAATAAAGTAGATGGAAAATTAAATGATACATTTGAAGTTGAAGTGGTTGAAGACTCCTTGCCTACAGAATCCAATGATGATAGTGACGACAGGAAAGAAGATACTCAAACGGACTATATTCAAAGTAGAGATAATTTTTATGAGTTGGTTGAAAAGGGTAAAGAGGCACTGGACGGAGCAATGGATATTGCACGTGAAACAGATCAGCCAAGAGCATATGAGGTGGTGGCCCAATTATTAAAAAATGTCACGGAGACTAATAAAGAGATAATAGAACTTCAAAAACGTATGGAAGATTTGAAAGCACATGATAGGAAATTGGGAAATACGAATATCAATAATGCTCTTTTTGTTGGGTCTACAGCAGATTTACAGAAGATGTTGCAGGATAATAAATGAATTCAATAAATTATTTAGGAAATCCAAATCTTAAAAAGGTTAACGTTCCAGTTGATTTTGAGCAAGGTCAGGTAGAAGAATATATCAAATGTCAGAATAATCCTTTATATTTCATTAAAACTTATATGAAGATTGTGACAGTTGATGAAGGTCTTATTGATTTTAATATGTGGGATTTTCAAGAAGATATGATTCAAGAATTTTGTGATAGTCGTTTTGTCATCTGTAAGATGCCGCGGCAAACAGGAAAATCCACTACAATTATTGCATATCTATTGCATTATGCACTTTTTAATCAGGATGTCAGGGTAGGTATCCTAGCAAATAAAGGTAGTACAGCACGTGAGTTATTGAGTAGGTTACAGTTAGCATATGAACATTTACCATTGTGGTTACAGCAGGGCGTTGAAGAATGGAATAAAGGTAATATAGAACTGGAGAACGGTTCAAAGATACTGGCCAGTTCAACGTCATCTAGTGCAATTCGCGGTGGAACATTCAATATTATATTTTTGGATGAATTCGCGTTTGTTCCAGATCATATTTCAGAAGAATTTTTTAGGTCTGTTTATCCCACTATTTCATCTGGTAATACTACCAAGGTTTTGATTGTTTCTACTCCAAATGGTATGAATCAATTTTACAGGATGTGGATAAATGCAGTGGAAGGTCATAGTGATTATGTACCGATTGATGTTCATTGGTCGCAGGTGCCTGGGCGTGATGAAGAATGGAAAGACCAGACAATAAGAAATACATCAGAAGACCAATTTAGGGTTGAGTTTGAAACAGAATTTATAGGGTCGGTGGATACTCTTATTTCACCAAGTAAACTTAGGAATCTTGTTTTCAGAGAACCTAAATATAAAAAAGACAATTTACACATATGGGTAACTCCACAGCCAGATAGAGTATATTTCGTTTCGGTTGATGTTGCGAGAGGTGTACAAAAGGATTATTCAGTTTTTGTTGTGTTGGATGTGACTGATACTCCATACAAGATGGTGGCGAGGTATAGGGATAATGATATATCGCCAATGTTATTTCCAACCATCATAAATAGAGTTGCAAAGCAATATAACGATTCATGGGTTCTGGTAGAAGTGAATGATATTGGCGGTCAGGTAGCTGACATACTTTATTATGATTTGGAATATGAAAATATGATTTCTTCCGTAATAAAAGGAAGATCAGGACAGGTTATTTCAGCTGGGTTTGGTAAGGATACCAGTTTTGGTCTGAAAACTACTCCACAAGTAAAGAGAATTGGTTGCAGGACATTAAAGGATTTAATAGAAGAAGATAAACTTTTAATACCTGATTTTGATACAATTGCCGAATTAACTGGCTTTGTATCTAAAGGTCAGGGGTTTCAAGCAGCAGAAGGTGGAAATGACGATCTAGTAATGTCATTGGTATTATTTTCTTGGGTTACTAGTCAACGTTATTTTAAAGATTTATTGGATCAAGATTTGAGATTGAAATTATATACAGATAGAATGAAGTCCATTGAAGATGATTTATTGCCATTTGGAATTATTAGTGATGGTCTTGGTCAGGATGGGTTTGTTGACACGGATGGTACGCACTGGACATACGTCTGAAAAAGTGCAAATATATAAATAAAACCAGAGAAAAGATGCAATTTTCAAGTCCGTTTTTGCAAACACTTATATATTTAACATAGAATTAAGGAGAACGAAATGGCTTTCAGAGTTAGTCCTGGCGTAAATTTTTCAGAGATAGATGCCACTCAACGAGTCGCTCCTGTTGCAACATCCGATGCCGCGATTGCGGCTGGATTTCAATGGGGCCCAGCCGATATAGTTACAACGGTCACTGGAGAAAGTGATCTAGCAGAAGTATTCGGAGAACCCGATACTGATACTGCAGTAAATTGGTTGACCGCGGCAAGTTTCTTGGCATATTCAAATTCATTACAAGTTATAAGAACAATCGGTACAGATGCAAAAAATGCAGGTTCTGATGTTGTCGGTAGTACACTTGGTATAGTTACAGATATAGAATTAACTACAGGTGGTACTGGATATACTGCAGGTGGTGCAGAAAGTACTACAACTACAACACCCGCTTCTGAAGGTGGTAGTGGTTTGACAGTCGCGACTACAACGCCGACGGCCCCAGGCCCTATTACTGCAATTTCAGTTACTGCAGGTGGTAGTGGTTATGAGCCTGGGCAGATAATTACGGTATCGGGTGCTGGCTCTGGTGGTACTGCTACTATTGAAGCAGTTACGGCTGGTGGGTCAGTTGCTAGTATTTTAATAGAAAACGAAGATATTTTTGATACTGCATTACCGTCAACAACTGGTGCATTCTTCGCGAGATATCCAGGCAGTATGGGAGATAGTTTACGAGTTTCTATATTCCACGATGATACCGGCAATTTCGCCGATTGGCAAGAAAGTTTTATTGTCAATGGAGTAAGTAAAGCTTCAAATTATGCTGGTCTTTTTGATAGAGCTCCTGGCACGTCTAATCACGTTTTAACCAGAAATGGCAATACTTCTATCAATGATGAAGTTCATATTGTTGTTGTAGATGCTGATGGTAAGTTTTCAAATACGCCTGGTACGGTTTTAGAACGATATGCTCATGTATCATTGGTAACAGATGCAAAAGACGAGCAAGGTAATTCCAATTATATCAAAGACGTTATTAGAAATAATTCTCAATATATTTACGCAACTGGACAATTTGCTGAGATACAAAATACAGCAAGTCCTCCCGCGGCTACTAATTGGGAAACAGCGTCAGTTAATGTTTCCGTAGGAACAACTGCTTTTGATCCTATAGGTGAACCATATTCAGTTGATTTAGTTGGTGGAGTGGCTAGTAATAGTACTTCTAATGGTAATTCAGCTACAGCACGATATACCGCTGACAGTAAAGGTTATGGAATACTACGAGACACAGAACAGTATGAT